CACCCACGCCTACTGCCCCAACTCCGACTGCACCCACGCCTACTGCCCCAACTCCGACTGCACCCACGCCTACTGCCCCAACTCCGACTGCACCCACGCCTACTGCCCCAACTCCGACTGCACCCACACCCACGCCCACACCCACACCTACGCCTACGCCCACTCCTACGCCCACCCCAACTCCGACTCCGACTCCTACGCCCACTCCGACTCCTACGCCCACTCCGACCCCAACTCCGACTAAGGCTCCTACACCTACGCCCACCCCAACTCCTACACCCACGCCCACACCCACGCCCACACCCACACCTACGCCTACGCCCACCCCAACTCCGACTCCGACTCCTACGCCCACTCCGACCCCAACTCCGACTAAGGCTCCTACACCTACGCCCACCCCAACTCCTACGCCTACTCCGACTCCGACTCCGACTCCGACTCCGACCCCTACGCCTACGCCTACGCCCACGCCCACCCCAACTCCGACCCCTACGCCTACTCCGACCCCTACGCCTACTCCGACCCCTACGCCTACTCCGACCCCTACGCCTACTCCGACCCCTACGCCTACTCCGACCCCTACGCCTACTCCGACCCCTACGCCTACTCCGACCCCTACGCCCACTCCTACGCCCACTCCTACGCCCACGCCTACTCCGACCCCAACTCCGACCCCAACTCCGACCCCAACTCCGACTCCTACACCCACACCCACGCCTACTCCGACTCCTACACCCACACCCACGCCTACTCCGACCCCTACTCCGACCCCTACTCCGACTCCTACGCCCACTCCGACCCCTACTCCGACTCCTACGCCCACTCCGACCCCTACGCCTACTCCGACCCCAACTCCGACCCCTACGCCTACTCCGACTCCTACTCCGACCCCTACTCCGACCCCTACTCCGACTCCTACGCCCACTCCGACCCCTACTCCGACTCCTACGCCCACTCCGACCCCAACTCCGACTCCTCAAGTACCCACTCCCGCCCCTACGCCTACTCCGACCCCTACACCCACACCCACACCCACGCCTACTCCGACTCCTACGCCCACTCCGACCCCTACGCCTACTCCGACCCCAACTCCGACTGCCCCAACTCCGACTGCCCCAACTCCGACTGCCCCAACTCCGACTGCCCCAACTCCAATTGCTAGACCTGCACCTACCGCTCCGACTCCGCCGCGTAAACAAGTCTCCTGGCCCCAAGCACAGGCGATGGCTGCTGCAGTGGGCAGACCAGAACTCGCCCCGGTGTTCTATTACGGCAAAGACTTCGGCTCAAAGAAGCAGAAGGTTAGAGGTGGCAAGCTGGTGCAGGAGAAGTACAAGGAACTCAGCGTCACTAAAGCTGGATCCCTGGGTGAGCAGATTGAGGGGCAGGAGATTGCTGCGCAAGCCGAAAAGCGGGAGAATGTCAAGGACTCACAAGCAACAGCACAGTTTGAAGAGCCAACGTCCTTTGAGGACCTGCTGAACATCATTGGAAGGGGTTGATATGTTTGTATGGGATGACGCTGCAGGGGAGTGGGTTGAAGACCCCGAGTACACGAGCGAAACCGCTGAAACTGGACTTTCTGCCCCCACGTATTGGGACCAAATTTCCTCAGACATAAGCAATATCACTTGGAAAGACATACAAAAACTGTTTGCGGGTACGTCCCAGTTTGGCACTGCTGGGCAGATCGCAGGGCTAGCAGGAGCGGGAGCGCTACTGAATAAAGTGCTCGGTGGCGGTGGCGGCGGTTACGCTGGCTACAAAGGTGGTATTCCAAGCCTTGTGGCTTCTCGGCAGATGCTGCCGATCCCAACTACGGTCACCAACGCTCAAGGCCAAACAGTGCCGCGCCGACCGGGTTCTGGCGGGATTACGTACTTCAGCCCAATGACGTATGCACCTGCCCCAGCCCCTGCAGCTACGGACACCACTACTACTGGTGGCACTACTGTTGTTGACGATCCAACCAAATCTGGTGTTAGCGGCGGTGCCGCTGGGGGCCTCACTTCTCTTGCTGCTGGTGGTCGATTCCTAAGCGGTAGAGGCGATGGCGTGAGTGACAGCATCCCTGCCAAGTTTGCAGAGACTGGAAAACCCGCTCGGCTAGCTGATGGCGAATTCGTCTTGGACGCACGCACAGTTTCTGAGATTGGCAACGGCTCTAGCAAAGCTGGGGCACGTAAACTGTATGCGTTCATGAAGGCTGTGCACGCTGCCCGCAAGAAGGCTGGGCGTGGCTCCAAATCCGGGGCCGACAAGCATCTGAACAAACTCCTTGCGTAAGGACAAATCATGACTACTGGCACCGCAGCCTCTGCACTTCCTGCAGCGGGGGGATCGTCCTCTTCAACTCTGTCTGAATGGGCTGGCCCGTATGTAACTGGGATGCTGGGCAAGGCCCAGGCCCTCTCAGATCAGCCGTATCAGGTGTACGGTGGCCCCATGACTGCGGGCGAGTCTGGTCTGCAGTCCAAGGTGTTCCAGGGTTTGGGTAACTTGACTTTCCCCGGCCAACTTGGGCAGTCCTTCTCTTCCACGGGTGCGTACCAACTACCCACCATGACTTCTACGGGGGTCACCGGTCAGCAGGCTGGGCCGGGTGGGATTGCTGCCAACTACATGAACCCGTATCTGAGCGCAGTGCTGACGCCTCAGTTGGATGAGCTTCGTCGCCAATCTCAGATGACGCAGATGGGTAACGCTGCTAAGCTGGCTCAAGCCGGTGGATACGGTGGTTCTCGTCAGGCCATCATGGACGCTGAGACTCAGCGCAATCTGCTGCAAGAGCAGAACAAGGCAATCGGTACTGGATACTCCAATGCCTATGACCGGGCAATGGGTCAATTCAATGTCGAACAGGGCCAAGCCAAGACTCTTGCTGACATGATGTCTGGTGCAGGTGCACAGCAACGTGGGATTGAGCAAGAAGGCATCACTGCCGACTACAACGAATTCTTGGCCCAGCGTGACTACCCACAGAAGCAGGTGCAGTTCCTGCAGTCAATGTTGCAGACATTGCCGATTTCCACCGTCACGAACACCCCAGCGCAAATGAGTGGGCTAGGGCAGCTCACATCCACTGTTGGTGGGCTTGGGTCGTTGATGGAAGCTATTAGAGGGCTTGGGCTTGGTGGCACCCCTGGTTGATTTGAGGCACGTAATATGAATCTCATCCAAGTTCAAGAGCGGCTGAAAGATCTGCCGTTGCAGGCAATCATGGGGTATGCCAATGGGATGAACCCAGAGGTGCCCCCGTACCTAGCCCTTGGTGAAATGCAGCGCCGTAAACGCTTGGAGCAAAACCAGCCTGAGCAGTTACCCACTGGCACTGTTAAAGACCAACTGGAGCAGCAAGCTGGGTTGGCTGCGCTTCAGAACATGCGGATGCAGCAGGCCCAACAACAGATGATGCAGGGTGCAGCAGCCCAGCCCATGCCTGTACCGGAGGGTGCCCCTCAACCTGAAATGCAGCCAGAGGCAACTGGTATCGCAAATGCAGCGGCGCAGCCGGGTGTGATGCAGCCTGAAGTTCTTAGCATGGCTGGTGGTGGCATCGTTGCTTTTGCTAAAGGCACAGAAGAAGCTGTGGACTCTTCGTCATATGAAGATGACGAGGATGATGACGATGAAGAAGAGCAGGGGGCTGAGTCTTTACCTGTTGAAGACCGTCCTGTTCCACAGGGCAGGGATATTGAGGGGCTTGTACCAATTGGTCCCGCTCCTTTGAGTCGTCAACCTGAGTTTGCACCGATTGGTCCCGCCCCTTTGGGTCGTCAACCTGAGTTTGAAAAGTTAGGCCCAGGGATTAGTATTCCGCCTCAGCCTGCTCAAGCTATCCAAGCCCCTCAAACTCCACCCGCAGCTCAACCAGCACCACAGGGCCTTGCTGGTCTCCAAGCTCTTGCTGCACAAAGACGTGGGGCTGCACCACAAGCGCCAGTAATGGCTACCCGTGAAAGCATGGCTAGGGAAAACCCGGCTATGTATGGGGTACTGAACAAGCCAGTCGGTGCGGAGTATTTGGCTGGTTTGGAAGCTGCAGTGAAAGCGCAAGCAGCACAAGATCCTGCTGCACTAGAGCAACTGCAACGCAACAAGCGCATGGACTTGTTTAAGTCAATGATTGCAGCAGGTGAAGCCACTCGTGGCCAAGGAGGGCTTGGCGCATTACTTGGCGGGTTTGGCAAATCCATGATCCCTGCTATGGAAGCTAGGGCAGAGGAAGAAGCCAAGATAAAGGGGCAGGGCACTGAGCGCCAAATGCTGCTCAACAAGGCCAAGTTTGAGATTGAAAGGTTGCAGCTTGCCCAAGCCAATAACGACCTGAAGACTGTTAACGCTGAGAGAGCCAAACTGTTCAAGACCGCTGTTGACGCATACGTCTCAGGAAACGCACTGCTTGGCAAAGAAATCGCTGCGGCTGCTGGGCTTGAGGGGAGGAAAGTTGCTGCTGCAGCTACTGAACAAGCTGCTCGTATCCGTGCTGCTGCGAAGGGTCAGGGTGCGGCAAAGCAAACTGATCTGGATAAACAGTATCAGATTGAACTTGATGCGTTGCTAGCTAGTGGGGAGCCTAATGATGCCGCTACTCGCAAGCGGGCAATGAACACCGCGCAGGATCGAATTAGCAAGTCGGCTGGCACTTATCGCGCAGAAACCACTGCGCAAGAAAAGGCTGATGCGTGGGTGCAGATGCAGCTCCTCACTGGGCCGAGGGCTAGGGAGCTTCGGGCACTTCGCAGATCCGATCCCGCTGCATATAAGAAAGCATTGGAAGAGCTTGAGGCGGAAGGCCAAAACAGGTATGTTCGCCAGGGTGGCGCACCTGCGCCTAGACCTGCGCCTTCTGCAGCCCCTCTTGGCTCCCCTGGGAACCCAATCAAAATCCCTGGTTGAGGTAATACATGCCGGTTTACGAATTCAGAGGCCAGCACTACGATCTATCTGAAACAGATCCCGCTGCAGCAAAGGCCAAGATCCTTGCGTACATCGGCGCTCAATCTCAGGCCCCACAAGCCCCCAAAACCCCAAGCAAAGAGCGCACTTGGGGTGAGGCAGTTACTGATCCACTGGTTAGTGCAGCCGGTGGTATTGGTTCTCTCATCAAGTTGCCTGGGCAGTTGTACGGGCTGGCTACAGGTGACTTCAGCCCCACGGGGGCGCTTGGCTTTGGGCAGTCGGTAGAGGATTACTGGAAGGCCAAGAAGTCCGAAGGCTTGCTTGCGCGTGAAGCCGAGCGCAAAGCCAAGATCCAAGAAGCTGAGAAGCAAGGGCAGCTTGCTGCTGCAAAGACTGCGTTTGGTGAGACCATCACTGATCCGGCTCTGCTCACTAGCTTCCTGGGAGAAAACATCCCGCAGCTTATCCCTGGACTTGCTGCTGCGCGTGGTGTAAAGGCAGCTACTGGACTGGCTGGGCTGGGTCCTGCTGCGCAAGCAACGGCTGCTGTTGGTGCTGCCAAGGGTGTCGGCGCAGTTCAGCAAGGTGCTGATGTAGGTGCTGAGTCCTACGGAGAAATCTACAAGACGCTCATCAAACAGGGGGCGTCTCCTGATGAAGCCAAGGCTAAAGCCATCAATCTTGCACGTGCGTCTGGCGCGTCGGCTGCGGTCATCTCCATACTTGCCAATTCTCTGCCCGGTGGTAGCGCTATTGAGCGTGCTATGGCTGGTGTTCCCGGCAAGGGCGGACGCCTCATGGGTGCCGTCAAGGGTGGTATTGGCGAAGGTTTTGTAAGTGAGCCCGCTGAAGAAGTTGGTGGTAAGTTTGGTGCCAACCTAGCCCTGCGTGAAGTAGCTCCTGAGACACCGCTGACCCGTGGCTTGGGTGAAACCGCTGGTATGGCTGCTGTGGGTGGCCTCGGTATGGGTGCATTGTCTGGTGCCCTGCAAACCCCTGGCACGGCTGAAGCCGCTCCACTCACACAACAACCCCAAGCCCCAGCCGAGCGCGTCGAGCCAACACTGGGTGCTCAGCCACCTCAGCAACCTACACCCCCCGCTCCACCTGCGCCGGAAGCAAAGCCCGCTGGCTACCAAGAACTGTTTAACAAGTACCGTGGTATGCGGATGTCTGCTGAGAACGCGGACATGCTGGCTCGACAAACTCTTGCAGAGCAGGCTGCCAAGGCTCAACAACCGGAAGCGCCAGCGGCACCAGAGGCCCAACAACCCGCAGCACCTGAAGAAGGTGTGCCGGAAGATTTCCAAAAGCGTGTAGTCGAGCTTACTCAGGAATACATTGATGCGGGAGTGCCCCCGCAGGACGCTGCCATCCGTGCGATGGAGCAGGCACAAGCTGAGGCACAAGCAGATGAGATTGCCCAGAAGGATCAAGAAGGAGCGCCAAGTGTTGCAGCACCTATCGAACCAGCAGTTGGAGAAGGCGTTCAAGTGGCTGGCGAGCCCAGTGCAGGAGCCCCCGCCCCAGGAGTTGGAGAGCCTCCAGCAGGTGGAGTGGTTCCTACTGAGCCGGATGCTGGACGGCCTGATGCAGGAGCAGCAGGGCAGCCGAGTGCAGTAACTGAAACACCGGAGCAAAAAGTACAACGCCTCACCAAAGAAGCGGATGAAGCAGAAGCGCAAGATATAGCCAAGGAAGCTGCATTCCAGCAAAAAGTTGATGCTGCCAAAAAAGATGCTCGCCATCATGCACGCACGGCGCTTGACCAACGCAACGACTACAGTGGCTTGGATGATGCGTTTGACTCATACCGCGAGAACTTTGCGGATACGCTGCGGGAGCAAGGAGTCACTGACCCATTTGTAGTTGAAAGTGCACTCAAGGAATTTGGTGCTGAGGCAGATAGGATTAAGAGTCAGGTTGCTGAGGTAGCTAGAACTCGCAATATCACTGAAGCGGATGCACAGAGTGTTGTCAATCGCACCCCTCCGCCCGCAGCACCTGCAGTACCCACCACCCCACCCACCAAGCGTGGGCGTAAGCCACTTGCACCTGAGCAAAAGGCAGCAAGCGACGAGCGTCGGGCTGAGCAACGTAAGCAAGCCAACGCTGCAGCACGGGAAGTTGAGCAACTCGGCAGGGCTTTGGATGAAGCTCTCAAGCCACTGGATGAGACTCAGTTTGGTGATGAGCAGTCGCTGGCCGACGCTAGGGCCGACAAGCAGCGCGAGAAGGTCAAGGCCATCCGTGACCTGTATGACTTCTCCAGGGCCAACCGCAACACTCCGGGGGCACGTGCTACTGAACTGCTGAAGAACCCAGCGATCACGCCCAAGGAACGTGCTGACATTGAAGCAGGCTACCGCCTGCGCCAGAAAAACAAAGGCAAGATTCAGTCTTCACAAATTGGTGAATCTGCTGCGCCCGCCAAAGCCGACTCCGCATTCCGTGGATTCACTAACGCGACACAGGCGCTCTCACACATCGCCAAGACCGGCTCAGCGTTCCAAAAGTTCCTAGCTAACCGACTGCGCACATCCACGATGGGCGTCAAGTTCGTAGTTGTAGAGAAGGGTGATCCAACACCTGAAGGGCTGAGCAAGGGCGAAGCTGCCAAGGCATGGGATCGTGCACGTGGTCTGTTCGTGCGTGATGACGCCACGGGTGCCCGTACTGTGTATGTCCGAGGTGAGAGCTTCGGTGCCGACCAAGGGGTCAACAACGTCACCGTCCTGCATGAGATCCTGCACGCCGCTACAGTGCAGAAGCTGTACCTTGGCCTCAAGGCTGACAAGCAAGGGTTCTCCCAAGACACGCAAGTCACCAAAGCAACCCTAGAACTGCGTCGGATCATGCGTGTGGCGCAGGATGAATTCTTGCGGTTGAACCGCAGGGGTGCTGTGCCCGAGGGTGTTGCTGCTATCTACGAAGCCACAGATGGCGAAGTGTTTGGTGACGTCCGTGAGTTCTTGGCTTACGGTATGTCTGATCCAGACATCCAGAACTTCCTGAACAACATTGAGGATGCTCCTGCGGCTGAGACTTTCTTCAGCCGGTTCGTTGACGCCATCCGTGACTTCTTCGGTATTGGCGAAGACCAGCACACAGCAATGACCAATCTGGTCAACGTCACGGACAAGCTGCTCAAGGCCAAGGTTGCTGGTGATCTAAAGTTCTTGGAAAAGACAGAGCAGAAGGATGCACAGAAGGCCGAGGCTGGGGCACAGAAGGTTAGTGCTGAGCGCAAGAAAAAGATGTCCGCTACCGAGCGCAAGATTGTGCGCAGCAGGACTGCTCAGGAGTTTGTGGATGGCATCGGCGTACTGACTACCCTGCGTGACCCCAAGCTGCTGATGGATGCGCTTGGCGCTACTGCTGAGACACTGAAGATTGCCAACTTGCGGGCACTATTGCCAGCACTGCAGACCAACATCATTGCAGAGTGGGGTGAGAAGCTAGGTATCAAGGGCTTGGCTGAGACATGGCGTGGCGTGCAGGACATGAGCGCAATGCGCAACAACATCATGATCTCTGCGTCCGAGATAAGCCAAGACTGGCTGAAGCTCCAGCCGGGTATTGTTGGGAAGCTGAAGGGTAAAGAAAACGAGATCACAGCCCTTGCGGATGTGATGCACTACTCCACGGATCGGCAGATTGACCCGACCAAGAGCACCAAGGACCCCGTGCTCAACAATATGTGGAATGACTTGAGTCCACAGGCAAAAAAGGTCTACGAGCAAGTACGGGATTTCTACAAGGCGCAGTACGACCTGTACCGGGCACTGCTTGACAAGCGGATTGCAGAGATGAACATCCCCGGTGATATCAGTGACCCTGATACCGCCAAGGGGCGCTTGATGGCTGACATCAAGAAGCTCTACGAATCCGGCAGCAAGATTGAGCCGTACTTCCCTCTGATGCGCTATGGGGATTACTGGCTGCGCGTTGGTAAGGGCAAGGGCTCAGAGTTCTATATGTTTGAGAGCCCGTATCAGCGGGAGATGTTCCTGAAGCACAGACGGCGTGAGTGGAGTGCTGAAGGTAAGACACCGGATGTTGAGAAGGGCAACAGCCTCGATGGGCTGCGCAACGCTTCTATCCAAAACAACGACGGTACGCTGCTCAAGCAGATCTTTGAGACCTTGGATGAGCCCGGAGCCACCAAGGATCTTGAGGCACTGAAGGATCAGATCTACCAGTTGTATCTGACCACGATGCCGGAGCAGAGTTTCCGCAAGCAGTTCATCCATCGTAAGGGCACTGCCGGTTTCTCGGGTGACGCACTGCGCAACTTTGTCACCTCGTCGGTAAACATGGCAAACCAACTGTCGCGCCTGCAGTATGGGCCGAAGTTGCTGCAGTCGATCAAACGTGCTGATGGCTCCTTGGAGGAAATGCCCAACAAGGACAAGTTGGAGATGCTGGTGCGCGAGATGCAGAAGCGCGTTGAGATGGACGTGTACCCAGAAGTCACGAATCCGTTCCTCAACGAAGCAGCCAACATTGCGAACAAGTCAGCGTTCCTGTACTTCATGACCTCGGTGAAGACGGCTGTCTCTCAGCTTGCTTCGCTACCTATATTCGGTTTCCCCGTTCTTGCTTCTCGGCACAACCCAGCAGCGGTTGTCAAGGAGATGAGCAGATTCATGCTCCTCTTCAACGAGTTTGGGGTCACCAAGAAGAACGAAGATGGGTCAATCAGCTTTGTTGCACCTACGATTGCTGAGTCCAGGGTGCTCACTGAGGAAGAGAAGCGTGCGGTTGAAGAGATGACGGAGCGTGGGCTGGCGGAAGTCACCATGACTTACGACCTCATGGACCGCAAACAAACTCCGACGACCAAGTATGCGGGTGCATGGCAGGCAACCACCAACGCTATGGGTGCGCTCTTCCATCACACCGAGCGGATCAACCGAGAGGTGATGTTCCTGACTTCGTTCCGGCTGAGTCGGAATGAGGGTAAGTCTTTCGAGGATTCAATCGAGCAAGCGGTCAGCGATACCTACGCTGCACTGGGTAACTTCACTGCTCAGAACCGCCCACGTGTGATGCGCAGTCCTGCCGGTCGAGTGCTGCTCCAGTTCAAGACGTTCCCGGCATTTGTCACCACCTACATGGTGCGTAATGCTTACCGTATGTTTGCGGATATGGACCCGGCTGCGCGTAAAGAAGCACGTATTCAGTTTTTCGGAACCTTGGGTATGTCCTTTGCACTTGCTGGGTACGTGGGTATCCCTGGTGCATCATTTGCCTTTGGCGTGGCGCAGTCAATCATCAACGCCATGAAGGATGAGGACGACGAAGACCCACTTGAGAAGCGTGATCTGGAGCTTTGGTTCCGCACCGTGTTTCTGCCCAATCTGTTTGGCGACTTCAAGATCGGTGACAAAAAGCTCGGTGAGATCCTTGAAGCTGGCCTGCTCAACTCTATGAGCGGCTACGACCTGTCCAGCAGCTTGAACATGAACAATATGTGGTTTCCTGACTTGAAGGAGTCGGCCACGTATGCCCAAGGTGCAATAGAAACAGCTATGGCCTTCATCGGGCCGTTCGGTAGTCTTGTAGGTAAACAGTTCCCTGCAGCTATTGACGACTTCCAAGCTGGTCGCACGATGCGCGGGTTTGAAAAGCTGCTGCCTAACTTGTTCCGTCAGCCAGTAACCGCTGCACGGTATGCTGAAGAAGGCGCAACCACTACAACCGGTGCGCCCATCCGTGACCCAGAAGAGTTCACCAAGGGCCAGCTTGCCATGCAGGCGTTGGGTTTCAGAACCGAAGGGCTTGCCAAGATCCAAGAGATGAACTTCAAGGTTGAGGCACTGCGGCAGAAAGTGCTGCAGGAGCGGGGCAAACTCATCAACCGACTCGACACCGAGCTTACGCAGGGCGATGAGACCGCAGCCGACAACGTCATGGAGAAGATCCTTGAGTTCAACTCCAAGAACCCTGCGGTACGCATTGAAGCCGACATGCTCAACAAGGCGTTGCTGGCTCGGGCTAAGGCACGGATGACCTCCGACCGTGGCTTCAAGGTTGACGACAAGCTGTACCCGTATCTGGTGGAACTGCTTGACCCGTCCCGAGAGTTGCTTGAGCGCGAAGCCGCCAAGTAAAAAAGCCCCCCGGATTGCGCCGGGGGGCCAAGAAGGTAACTAGCCTTCATCAGGGAGAACGCAAGGCAACCAAGCTCTTGCCCATCCAGTGTAAGCTAGTCTCTCCAGACCCGCAAGCCACGCACCCCGTCCACGATCACTACCTTAGTGATAACCCTGATGCCATGCTTGCGGGTGAACTCCACAAGCTGCTCCTTGGCCTCGGTGCAGTTGACGCAGGGTATGAAGAAGGAGTAACCGGGCTTGAACTTGGCCCAGTTAACCCTGTACTTGACTGTCTCGATCTCCATTGCCGGCTTCCACGAATCCGTAGAACTCCCCCTTGTCAGCATCGAGTTCCAACACACGAACCGCAGGGGAGATGACCTTCATGCCCTTTGACAGGCGCTTGTTGATGGTGCCGACCATGATGCTCTTGGCTGTCAGTTGCTGGATCAGGTCCTTGTAGTTGATCTGCCGCTCGACGCAATACTTGCGGAATGCACTGACCGCTATGTACATCCTGTGTGTATCTGGCTCGTAACGTACAAGCAACTCGCCCTTGGGTTCCATCGACGGCAGTGCGTCCAGATTGGTCCGTGCATCGGCCATGCCGTTGACCACCAGAGTGTTCTGGATGTGGCTGTTCAAAAAGTCACCAATCGTTGAAGTGATGGCAGGCAGTGGAGGGGTGATCTCGCCACGCATCTCCTTGAGCATGTTGATCAGCCAGTCATAGATGGCCTTCATATCGTAGTCGTGCAAGCCAAGGCTCTTGGCGATCAGGCCCCCGGTGATGTTGCACGCAGCCACTGCCGACCAGAACCGCTCCCGACTGCTGAAGTTGACCTCCTTGTCGATCTTGGCCTGCACAGCCCGCAGAGTCTTCTTCACCTCGTCCAAGTTCTTGACGAGCCACTCGGCGTAAATTTCCCCAGCGTGTCCGTAGTTCTCAAGCAGTTGGTGATCGAACATCTGCTTGCCAAGCTCCATCGGGATGATGTCGGTCGGTTCAATCCTGTACTCAAGCAAGCGCATTGACTCACCGTCTGGGCTGTCCTTCAGAGCACCCAGTTTTTCGTAGAAGCTAGCGTTTGCAGAACACAGAGTCATGCTCTGCCAGCTTGTGAGGTTTATCCGCTCCTCGTTGGTGGAGGCTTTCATGCGGTTCTTGCCACGCCCCTGCGAGATGCTGTAGACCAGATCGGAGAACTCCTGCGGGGTGGTGTTCGTGATCTCATCAATCGTGTTGAGCACGTTGTTCATCACACCGAGGCGGTGCATCTTGGAATTGAACGTGTCCTTCCAAATTGAAGCCAACTCTCGTGGGTGCCCAAAGATGCTGTTCGCCACATACAGGATGGTGGACTTGCCCGAGCCTGACCGACTGTGAATCAAGTTGATCATCGCCCCGCTGATACCGGTGAATCTCAGCAAGAGTGAGCCAAACCCACTGAGTGCAGCAAACGCATGGGGCTCCAGCCCCTTGGCCTTATACAGATTGAAGACTTCCTTCCACTTCTCCAGCGACCCCACGGGGGTCATGCTGTCCACAATCGTCTTGGTTGCTGAAGACGGTGGGCTGTAGAACGTGCCTTCAATCGTTACTTCTCGGTCCCCGATGATGACCTTCGTGTCGTTGTCGGTCCAGCCAAATTGTGTTCTCATAATTTCAGCCTTGTGTGTTACCTGTAAGTTCTTGACGGACAGGATGAGGTAGTTGATGAGCATGTCCATCTGCTTGTTACCAGCAGCGACCCCGTGCTTTGCCAACTCTTCCCGTAGCTTTTCCTTGACCACGAGTGCCGACAGCGGCACCGTGAACTCCGATACCCCATCCTGCGGCAGGTGCAGTTTGATCAGCGCAACCTCCCCCATAAGTGGGTCACGCATGCGCTTGACTACGTAGATGTTGTTCTCGTATACGAGCTGCGGCTCTTCTTCCCCGCCTGGGACACGGAAGTAAATGGCTCCGTTCTTGGACCTGAAGTACGGTTCAGGGATCGGAGATAGTGGCCGAGCAGGTGCATCTTCTTCTGCCCCATCGCCGTCGTCAAAGTCTTCAGCGTCGGCAATCTCAGTGCCGAGCATGATGGGGGACTTGAACTTACCCTTGTGCTGGCACCCATCGCAGCCATTGGGGTTCTCTCGCTCAAACGTGGTGCAGAAGTGTGGGCCACCGATGTCCTCGGCCTTGGCTTCTGTCTCACCCTGCGTGTAGTTGGGGTGGCGCTCAGAGATCTTGTGGATTGCAGCTTCTCTGTCTACACAGTGTGTGGCTATGGACAGTGCCGAGCGCCACAGGTTGTAGCTGATTTCATCTTGGTGCTGATAGCAGTACAGCAGTTGGTTGCAGCCTTCTCCGCTGGCCGACTTGATCATGATGGTCTTGAACCGCTTGACCCGGTTCTCAAACATTGACTCCATCAAGGGGCTCAGGCGTCGGGGTATGAACTCCCGATCTTCTTCTGGCTCAGGGGCACTGATCAGTGCCTTCCACGTATCGTAGTCAGTGGTGTCGTACTGTTTGTCAAGGACTGAAACATCGCATTTCAGTCCATTCTTGAAGTTATACGTACCAGGGATGCGTAGAACTCTGGACGGCTCAAACACCGAAGTGTCCACAACAAGCCCGGACTCAACCGCCAAGTCACGCAGTCGGTGCGACAAGGCCACCCACATATTGCGTGGGATGGTGGCGCTCAGAATCCAGTAGAAGTGCAGGCCATAGCCTGAGTCCACCACGATGGGCCTGGGCAGCTTGTGCTGCTTAACGAACCCTATTACCGCTTGCAGTCCAGTTGCTTGGTCTACGTAGCCGGTGATCTTGCCGTCTTTGTTCGGCTGTGCTTTCTCCTCTCCACAGTCAATGTCCATCCACAAAGCGCGGAAAAAGCTAGCGTTCTGATGTGTGCGGTTGTCCTGATCTCCATACTTGGCGCAGCCAAAATATGCGTCGAACTTGTTTTCAACAAGCCACTCGATCTGCTTGTCAAAAGACTCCCTGTCATCGAAGAACTTCTGGCTTATGTACCTGCCGCTACCAAATGCGCAGTACCTCCCCTCCGGGGGCAACACCGCTGCAAGCAGATCAAAGCTGGTCATTGTTTTTTGGGGTGGCTAGGGCAGTACGGGGCCGAAGCCCCGTACCACTCACTAACGGATTGATGTCACTTGCACAAGGAAGTCATGTAGCTTTCGATGCGCTCGGTCATGCTTGCGCTAGGCTCACACTCACCCCAGAACCAGTTGTAAACGGTCATGCGGGTAACTCCAAGCTGATCAGCAACTACATTCACGGGCACATTCTTGGCTATGCAAAGCCTGCCAAGCGCAACACCCAACGACTGGCTGTCTGACCGTTTGTTGGCCTCAACCAGCCGCAGGCTGTATCCGTAGCTCATGCTTATTCCTCGTCACTCCAAGCAGCGACAACGTCGGCCAGCTTCTTCTTGGGGGCTGGGGCGTCATCTTCCTTTTTGGATGCACGCTTGGTCGGCTCAGGAACGTCCTCGGCTTCCACAGCCTTCTTTGCAGGAGCCGCTAGCGCCGGTTGTTTGCCCACACCATCAGCCTGGGACGGAGTCATCACCACAAGTGCCTTGACCTGCTCGGTATTGGCAACCTTCTGGGCAACTTCAAACTCGCCACGGTTGATGTACCGTGCCGGAGCGAACAGAACTGACTGGTTGTCGTTGTTCTCGTTGAAGCTGATGCGTGTGACCATGTAGTCCACGCTCTTGCCGTTGTTGCTGAGGTACTTGGTGTAGTTCTCAAACGTGTGGGCGTTGTTACCGTCACCGTCACCGAAGAGGGACTTGGATGCCAAGTTGATCTGATAGACCTCCCCTTGCAGGGAAGTATCAAAGTCATCCTCCAGCATCACCGCGAGTCGCCGTGAGTAGCGGCATGCCTTGGATTGGCCCTGCCCTGAACCCTTGATGTTCTGGGGGCAGTTGTCGCAGCTAGAGGCTTGCGGGTTGGCAGCACGTGCGTCAGGAGTACGCCCGTCGTTGGAGAAGCAGTCCGGCGCAGTCGGCTCGGCATCGGGGCTCCACGCCTTCATGTAGAAGATGCGGCCCACACGAGGTGCGGCGTTGACAATGATGACATTCAAGTCACCCTTGATCTTGCCCATCGGCTCACCACCGACCATCTTCGTCCAGATGCCGTTCTTGGGCACCAGACGCTTGGCACCAGTCTTACCCGCGAGGGTCTTGGTGAGTTCGCTAACCCCAGCTTGCTGCAGGAAGTCGGGGAGTTCTTGGTTGAGGAGTTGAATGTTGCTCATTTCACTTTGCTCTTCTAACGACCACGGTGTATTCCTTGTCCTGATTCAGACCTTCAGGCAAGGTGTCTGGGTTCTCTTCAAGAAACTGCTTCATGTTTGATTGATGAAGCCGCCTCTCCAGCAGGGCAAATGCACCATGATCTTTGATGAACCGGTACATAGATTCCCAGTCATTCGTCCAATACCGTGTTTTGATTGAACGGATGATCGTCCCTGCATTCGTGTTGATGCTGTTGACATCTAGCTTCTTGCAGACATCCAGCATCTTCTGTTCTATCTCTTTCAACTCTGTTGAAAGCTCACTGTCTAACTTCTCATACTCAGCTTTGAGTTCGTTGCGCTTGTCACGCACGCCTACGTACTTCGCTGTGAGATCACTGAGGGGCACTTCGCCCTGAACTTCTGATACGTCCATCGTTACTCCTAACATTGTTAGTCTGTGTGGGGAACCCACGCGACCTACTGTAGCCTACTTTTTTACTTTGTCAAGAGTCTTGAAGCTCTTGTCGGTAAAGTTCAACCACCTTCTCGTGGTTGCTAATGTTGCTGCGCAACATGGCGTACAGCTTGCTCTCCACCGGACTGCCCTTGATGTGCACCACGGTCATCGCGTTGCGCTGGCCTGGGCGATTGATGCGGGCGTTGGCTTGGAGGTAGGTCTCCACACTGGTCACGGGAGCGTACCAGACGATGGTGTCGGCGGCGGTTAGGGTAAGCCCGTGGGATGCAGCTTGCGGCTGGATGATGAGGACCCTGGGGTTCTCCTTGTTCTGGAACTCAGTAACCAGAGCACTACGCTTGTTGACAGGCACATCCCCGTTGATGACATCACAACTGATGTTGTGCTTCGTGAGGTACTCTCTGATCTTGAGGATGGTGTGCGTGAAGGGCACGAACACAAGCACCTTGTGGCTTGCCTCCTCGATCACTTCCCTGACGGCTTGCAGTCGGCTGCTGGCGTCGAAGTCCACCACCCCGCCGCTGTCCGTATATATGGAGCCGCACGCTATCTGTAGCAGCTTGTTGAGCTTGACCGCTGCGTTCATGGCGGAGATCTCTTCGTCCGCTGCCTCGATCAGCATCTCGTTCTTGAGTTCCTTGTAGAACTTAACCTGCTGTGCAGTTAACGGTGCTTCTCGATCCACATACGTGAGTTCTGGCAAGTCCAAGCACTGCGCTTTCTCAAACCTGATGGCAGGCTGCAGCACTTGGTGCACGATTGACTTGGCCGAGTCCTTCGGTGCCCAGCGGTACTGGGTCACCGGGTACATCACCATGTCTCTGAACTGGCCGAAGAACAGTGGCACGCCCTTGGGGTTGACCATCTTAGCCAGCCCGTATGCGTCAACTGGAGACTGAGCAGCGGGGGTGCCGGTGAGCATCCACAGACCTTTGACGTGCTTCATTACGTCCCGCATGGTCTTCCATCTGTCAGTCTGCGCATTCTTGTACGCCGACGCCTCATCGATCACCACAAGGTCGAAGCCCCCGTGGATGATCTCGTTCTTGACTATCTCCACGCCGTCAAAGTTGATGACGACGAACTCGGCTGGGCCGGAGACAATCTTCTTGCGCTTGTTTGAGCTACCGTAAGCTACGTCTACATGCCTGTGCACAGCGAACTTGAACAAGTCCTGCTGCCATGCCGAGTGCATGATCGACAGAGGGCACACAATCAGCACGCGCCGTACAAGCCCGAGGTTCATCAGGTAGTCGGTAGCCCATATAACTGAGGCTGTTTTACCTGTACCCTGCTCGTTGAAGCAGAAGGCTTTGCGGTTTGCCACCAAGAATGATGCAGTCTCTTTCTGGTGCGCGAAGGGCGAGAGCCCAGCGGGGCAGGGCCACTTGTACCCTGCCAAGTAATCAGTTCTGTCCATTTTTACCTCACTTCTAACACTCAAACCCACTAACTTACTGCGCAGCAGTCTTCACTTCTTCTCCCCCTTGTGATGCAGGTTGCGGCTACGGTTCTTTGATGGTGCTTCCAGCTTGTAGCCGTCCTTGTTGGAACCACCGTTGGCGAACGCTTTGTTGTGGGATACGTCCTTCCCAGTGCGGTCTACGCCCTTGGCATCTAGTGCCCTGCGGGCACGTTGGCGCTCCATGCGCTTCTCGTGTTCACCACGCTTCTTCTGCAACTCGTACTCGTGCGCATAAGGACGAGGACTCTTCGTGTATGGCATACCTAGCTCCTGTTGTGCTCACAACTCTTCACCGGGCAGAACCTGCACAGTGGGCCACTGACAGGGTTCCACACCCCGCTCTTGAATGCGCTCTTCAGACGGTTGAGGTCAAAGGTGGCGCTGTTCATGTACAACTGCACGTTCTCGGCAACGTGCTTCTTCTTCACAAACTCGTTGCTCACCACGAACAGCAATGCTGACTTGATCACCTTGATCTTGGGGAACTTGGCGAACACAGCCACAGCCATGTAGTCCAACTGTTTGGTGTCGGCGTACTTGGCGTTCTTGCTGGTCTTGTAGTCCACCATGTGGGCAACACCGTTGTCCTCATCAACGATCAGCAAGTCAACAATGCCATGCCACCAAGCATTCGGCGCGTCATAGTCACACGCCTCCAGCTTCTCAGTTATCCCCATCTTGATCTCACAGTACTTCTCACCGGGGATCTTCTTCAACGCCTCAATCGTCGGGATCATGTAGTCGTACTTAGCCGGGATCGGGACACCCTCGGCAACGTGATCCTCAGCAGCCTTGTGCACAGCCGAGCCATACAGCGCGGACTCGTGCGGACGATCAACTACGTCCTTGGCTACCTTCAGGTGGAAGTACTTCTTGGGGCACTGTTGAAAGGTCTTCAGACTGCTGTAAGACCAAGTCGGCATGTTCAACGCAATGTCTCCTTACCCTGCATGATTGCAAGCGAAGCGCTCAGGATACGCGCCTCCACACCAATCTTCAAGGCCAATTCGTTGGCGGCTTCGTAGTCTTTGTTAAGGCACAGGTCATGGCACTCACGTGCCAGCCTCTCAATGTTGATGAGGGGCATTGCATAGTCAACGATCTCAGCAGTCACCATAGCTTTTTCCATATCCAGCTTCACAGTTCAAAGGAAGTTCAGCAGCCCACCTGGGCCGTAAACGCATACACAACTCGACGTACTCTTTAGCCCGCTCGGCTTCATCTTCAGGGGCGATGCAAGCCACAGCATCGTGCACGGTCATCACCACTTTGTACTTCTTGGCAATCATGAGCATCTGCTCACCGATGACGATGCGGGCCAGAGCTTGGCAAACATTCTCCACCACCTTGCCCCCGTAGATGCGGTTGGGCACGGTCGTTTTCCCTTTCTTGGTGTCGTAGACGTACTCTGTTTTGTCTGAGTCTGAGTCAGGGTCCTTGCGTTTACGCAGGTTCGGATACTTCAGGTACAGCCCATTGGGCAGGAGGATGCCCCGCTTACCGTCCACGCTCAGGATGTCGTCGCGTCCGAAGGAGTCGGCGTTGTTGCCGATGATGGAGTCGAGGATCTTCTGTGCCCGCTTCCAGAGTTCAGGAATCCGAGGGTATGTTTCTCGGTAGACGTTGATGATGCGCTGGCACTCGGCTTCTTCCAATTTGACGCCGAAGGTCTTGAGTTGCGCTTGGAACTTCTTGGCCCCCATCCCGTAACCTGCACCAAGGACCGTTTGCTTGCCGACAAAGCGCTCATCTTTCGTAATCGCGCCAATAGCCTTGCCGTAGATAGCAGCAGCCATGATCTTGTAAACGTCCTCACCTTTTTCAAACGCCTCCACCAAGTCGTTCTGTCCAGCTAGCCATGCCAGAGTACGTGCTTCGATCTGAGATGAGTCAGAGTCAAGCATCACGTAGCCCGCAGGGGGGATGATCGCGTACTTCAACGCACCACCACGCGGCAGGTTCTGCAGATTCAGCTTGTCGTCCCCGCCCCAGCGCCCAGTGTGCGCAGCGTAGTAGCGTAAGGGAACGGGCATCGGCCCTCGTTCAGAGATACCGATGAACCGCTGGGTCCGCGTCTCCTCCAGCGTGGATTTCGTACCGAGCCGAGCAGCCACCAGCGCCTGTACGTCCGGGATCTCGTGTTCCAGCAGTGCCTTGAACTCTTCGTCGGTTTTTGAGAATGCGTAAGTCTCCTTGCCCGTCGTTGGGCTCATCTTCATCGGTGGCTCGACACCGTATGCCTGCAGCAGCACAGCGAACTTTGGGTTGCTCATAAGGTAGTCGGATGTAACACCCTTGACTACGAGGACACCCATCAAAGCCTCTTTGCTCTCTTGCACTTGCCTCAGATGGTTGGTTAACAGTTTGTTATCCAACTGCAACACCGGCTCCGAGAACATGCGGATGGTCAGGTCAATTAGCCGTAGTTCTAGCTTGGGGAACGTCTCGGACATGGCGGCAAACAATCTCCATGTCAGCGCCACATCGTTCTTGCAGTACTCACCATACCGAGCCAACTCAGTCGGCGTGAAGTCCGCTCGGCGTTTGCCCAAGGCGTTGAGCACCTCGTCGCCCTTGACCCCTAGTTCGTAGTGCTTCGCAAGTACTGCCAAGCTGCCACCAACTTCTGTACCGTGCAGTGCACGGCCCATGCTGAGAGTGTCCAGCCAACCTTTAGGATGGATATCAAAATGCCAGCTAAGAATAGCGGCGTCAAACATAGCGTTATGAGCGAGTGCAAGATTGCTCCCGAAGTCGAACGACTCAAGGAACTCCTTCGTCTCCTTACGTGTGCCAGAAAACCATACAGGCTCATCGCTACCTACTTGTACTGAAACACCTATAACTTCGAAGTCTGGACTGCGAACGTACTCTTCCGTGGTTAACTTTGTTAGGCTGAACTCGCGGCTGTAGTACGTCTCCGTGTCCACCGTGATGATTTTCAAGTCAGCTCCTTCAGCTTCAACTCAAGCAAGTCAAGCGTGTCTTCCCGAATCACAAGCGTGACCCCCCCTGCTTTGTCGATCATGTGTAGGTTCTTGTCTTGGAGTGCCGTGGTTTTGCCCTTGCCTGCCTTGGCCTCGATAGCCATGAAGCGTCCGCGTATACAGCACAGGAAGTCGGGAACCCCCGAGTTCCCGTACATCGTGCCAATAGGCATTGCGTAGTACACGTTGTACTTGGTCAGGAGATCCTTGATCTTGGCCTTGACCTTTGACTCGGGGGTTGCTGCCATGATCAGCCCTTCTCAATCTCACGTTGCAGATACCACAGCGCCTTCTGAAGGTTCTCCATCCGGTCACCTTTGTGGTCGGCACGGGTTACATACTTGACCACGTTGCCCAGGCGATAGTTCAACCCCTTGGCCTCGATGAAGTCGATGGTCTCGATGCCACCAGTCTTGTAGTGCGGCGGGTGGTTGACCATGTCTATGGGTTCCTGCGCACCCATGTCTTCTTGGGGTTGTTGCACGGCACCGAGGGTGATGGTGGTTGGTTGGGAGGAGATAGACATTGCGAGTGTTTTCCAGGCGGGTTCGGCTTTTGCCGTGGCTTCCATCTTCATCTTGCTACGAACAACATATACGTTGGCAGGGGTTACATTCAACGTAACGGCTGCATCCCTTGGCTTGGCGTTGGGGTGCTTGGTGAAGTAAGCACGGATGCGTGCGGCGTCAGTCATTTTCTTGCGTCCCATTTTGGGCTCCTTGTTGGGCTAGTTGGTTGTTGACGTAATCGGTAAGAACTTCTCTCATCTTCGCCTGCATGCTGTCGGGGTACTGGGTTTTGTAGAACTCCAGTACGTGCTTTTCCATACGCAGGCTCGTGCAAAACAGCCGTGGCTTCTTACCGGGACCACGACCCTTCTTCACTTTGGGTTGTTCATCATTCATAAAAGTGCATCTCCAGATTCTTGCGCTTGTGCATAAGCTGACTTACGCGGCGCAGCGTTTACAAAACATCTTCCTTCTTTGTAGCTGAACATAAAGGGCCAGTTCACCACGGCATCTTTTGGAGCGCGGACGTATCGAACTTCGGTTCCTTTGGCTTCTTCTTGTAGTTTGACTTCGGTGTGTGGCGCATCACTTTGTCTAGAAACTGATGCGCCTCCGTAGGCATGGTCGTCGTCTTGCTGACCTTCTCCTCCGTTATCCAAGAGTTGTGGCATGACTTGCATATCCTCCTGCGCCATACCATGTCCTCTGTTCGTCGGGACTCTGGTGTAAGTTGTTTGATACTGCCGCACTTTGGGCATTTCATTTCTCCCCCTTCAGATACCGCTCCACCGCCCGAGCGAAGTGGTGGTGGAACCCACCGTTCTGGTGCCACAGGTCAGCGATGACCTCGTCGGTGAGGGTGCGTTCAATGGGCGGGTGTGTGTAAAGAGGTGTTAGCCCTTCGGACCGATGGCTGGCTGTGTTTGCCCACGCACGTATGCTCATGTGCGAGCGAAGGTCGTTGAGTTCCTCCAACTGATGGTTCCATGCCCATACAACAGGTTCACTCATCTTCCACCTCCACAAAGTCTCCGTTAGGACACGGACCATGCCCGACCCACGGGCCGATCCACGACTGACGCTGCGCGTATGGGGATACGGGGTTGATGTTTACATTGCGCTGGCATTGCTTGCACTGATCAAGCAGCGGGTTGGTCATGCAGCGGGCGAAGTCTTGGGCTAGGTATCTCATTCAATCACCTCACGTTCTTCAACCTCAGTAAACTGAAATGACAACTGCCACATATGGAGAAACACCGGGCGCTTCTGTATCCATGCCCAAAACTTGTTCTGTGCCTCAACTATGTTCCGGGCTTTGATGACCACAGTGCCTTTCTCCGCATTGCCAGCGCTGCTCCATTGCACTTCAAAAAGTCTCATGGGTTGCTCCTTGCGCGGATGGCAGCACCTTTCCCTCCGCTCTGGCTATTGCTGCTCGGGCCGCATTGATGTCGCTGTGCAAGTCCCACTTCTGCTGGAAGTAATCAGAAGAGTAGGAGCCCCAATGCTCAATCGCATCAGTTGCTTCTTTCAACGCCTGCAGCAGTTCAGCATTCACCGCATACAGGCGGCGCAGTTCTGCGGCGTGGTCTTTGTAATTGATCGTCGGACAGGCTTCTAACTCACGGGCCAGCCGCAGGGCTTCTGGTTGTTCACTCATGGTTTAGCTCCTTCAGTTTGGCCTCATGCAGTTCCATGAACTCCAGCGGTGACAATCCACGCTTAAACGATTCAAACTGCACCGATGCGCGTTCGGCATCTGTCAGACCTCGCCACTCGCGCTTCACCACAACAACGCCCGGACTCTCTCGGCTATCGTGGCATGCACAACCACGCTCGAAACAACCTTCATCGACGATCATGCTTCGCTCCTTGCACCGTATTCATGCCAATGCTTCTCACAGATCATGCCGAATGCAGTGCTGCCATCTCTGTCCCAATACGCAGGGACGCCGCCGTATTGCGACGGGCATCCGCATGACAGCGTGAAGCGTTGGGTGTAGTTGGGCTTCCCGCCAGAGTAGGTCTTGACGCATGGCTCTTGCTCCGTCTGCTCCAGCGCGGCCTTGAGGGCATCCATTGCGTCGTAATCTTCGTCACGCAGTTTTACGCTGTGCTCCAAAGCCTCCAGCGCCTGCTGGGCAGCGTCTCGCAGGTCACTCATGGTTTCGCTCCTTCAGCGTGGCCTCGATGGCGCGGGCGAAATGAAGCCTGCCTAGAACGCTATCCAAACAGTTGGCTGCCAAAGTCCAAATATCCTCCTCCGTCAGCCCTCGCCACTCGCGGCGAGGTGGGGTGCTGAACAGCAGCGTCCCAACAGGCAAATCCTTTAGCAGCATTGCGATCTTCATATCCGGCCTCTGCCCGAGGTATTTCCCGTCCCAAGACAGATGAGCACCGGACACATCCATTGCCACTGTCGCCACCGGCTCCTGCTCCGGCAGCTCCAGCGCGGCCTCCAACGCCCGCTCCGCATCGCAAGGCTGTTCGCACCCAATCTCGCGGCGGTATCCGCGCAGGGACTTCAGCGCCTGACGCGCAGCGTCTCTCAGGTCAGTCATTTCATGCTCCTTCCAATATCTCAGCCGCAGCCCTGACGATGGCGCGGCGGGTGGCGGCAAGCCCATCTTGGTTGCAAGCCTCGTAGTCCTCTCTTGTATAGCGCAAGGTGTAGAAGGGTAGGCATCTCACCGCCAGCCTTAACGCATCGCCGTCGTCGGTGAGGGCGTTCCACCAACTTTTACCCGGCTCCACACCTCGGTACATAAACGCGCCGTAGTTGTCGCTCCAAGCGCCGATGGTCAGACCCGCTGCCTTCGCAGCGGCCTCAAGCAGTTCGCGGTCAGTCATGGCTGTTCTCCTCAAACTCAAACACTTCGTGGATATCACCCCAAACTGCGTTTTTGATTTGTTCAATGATCTCGTGCTGACTCGGGGTATCGGTGTGTTTATACGCACGGCGCAAGCCGCGTTCAATCCCACGGTCGATGGCATCCTCAAGGATGACGCGGGTCTTAGGTTTAATACCCATGAGGTGTGCTCCCTTCCATCCAGCTTGGTTTCTTGGGCAGCGGTGCCCAGCCAACGTAACCGCCAATACCGGGTTGGTATTGGCCGTAAACAGCAACGCCACCTGCGGTCAGCAACTGGACTTTGGCCGACAGCGGGCAGGTATGTAACGGCTGCCAGAAGTAAGTCTGGTCAACCGCAACGGAGCGGTCGTTGTTTAGTTTGACGGTCATGCTTGCCCCTCCGCTTTGGCGATGGCGGCGCGTGCCAGTGCTACTGGGCTTCCGGGGGTTGCGATGAGTCCGGGAGTTGCGTGGCGTTCCGTCATCCTGAGCATTGCTTGCAGCGCCTCCAGCAGTTCCGGCGCGGCAGCTATTAGGCGGGCGTTTGCTTCTGCTTCGCCCCTTGTCGGGAAATACTTTCTACTTGTCGCGCTATGGCACGATGCGACTTGGAACGTATTTATTTCGCCACCTTCGTTTATGGCATGGATATAAGTTGAGTAGCCATCTCTCCTAAATACTGCCCACGGCCCTGGTGTGTGCTTGCTCATGTCTGCCCCTCCGCTTTGGCGATGGCGGCGCGGGGCGACCCATGCTTGTTCTTCAGGTGTCCGTCGCGCAACAGCAGGCGGATTTCCACCAAACGCTCATTGATGGCATGCCGTATCGGCGTGTCGCCTATGGCGTCGTTCTCCATTTCCAAAGTGTCGATGCGACGTTGCATGGCGGACACTTGCGGTTTGGTAATCCCAAGGTCAACGGTAGTCATACTTGTCCTCCTTCAGACTTCGTGCTGCATACCCATCATGTGCATAGCTTTACGCACAGCGTCGGTCAGGTCGAGCCAGTCGTTCCAGCCGACTACCTGCCCAATTTCCACGCGGGCCACGATGCCGTCCACAGCTTCAACCGTAGCAACAATATGGCCGTGCATCTCTTCGTCATAGATCTCAATCTTGACGGGGTTCACAACGAGTTTCATACATCCTCCTTCAACAGCCCTCTCCAGGGCAGATCTTGGAAACGTGATGGGACTTTGTTGAGAAGTGCACTGCCGACAGTCTTTGCTGCGAAGTTCCACCCACCTCCACTCCAATAGGAGTACTCAAGGTTTCCATAGTGGTCACGTTCGTAGACACCTATCCGTACAGGGTGCACTTCTCCATCGAACCAAGGTGTTTTCAAACGAAGTACCCCACGAGTGCAGCGATCAGTCCGACCACAGCGAAGATCACCAAGACACCAAGGGCGAACTTGGCGGTCTCTTCCAACATCATCTGACTGCTGTAGAAGTTGGGTTCTTCCTCTTGACCTACGTCTGTGGCGGCTTCCGCCGCCTCGGGGTGACGACCTTGTTGGTCGCAGCCTCTGGGTACTTTGTTCATTGCTCGATCCTTCCAATCTGTTTAGCCAACAGCCAACGGTCACCGAGCCGCTCGACTGAGCGGACCCACTTGACAGCATTTGCACGATTGATTTCTTTCGGAACGTAGGGCACGTTCCACAGCCGCACGGCGCGGCGAAGAAGGGTGAACCTTGTCACTGAGGTCATGTCTTTCTCCTGATGATTTATTTATTCTTTGGCCGGGGCAATCACGAAGACTTCTGTATCGACTTTGCATCCGACATCAGAAATCATCTGTCCATTCGCTACCAACTTCAGCATGCCTAACTTGGCTCTCACCTCGTAAGGTAGTGTGCTGTCGTCGTAGATCTGAACTTCACTGCCCTGACGCACAATGTACTCGTTTCCATCCCGCACCACAAGTAGGGCCGAACCCTTATTGAAAGAAACTCTGATGTCTTCAACGGTCTGCATGTCGAGACTGGCCTGCTTGGCTATCTCTAGCTTGCCTTCTACTTTTGGAAACTGACTTATGTACAAGTCCATGTTCAGTTCCACGAACTCCTCAGCATGTTTGTTGACGTCATTCCATGCACTACTTTTTGCGCGGCTCTTCTCATAAGCCTCACTGCTGATAACTCTCGTAGCTGCACTATGGGCGCTCCCCATGCGCTCTTCTCTGCCCTTAGGATAGAAATACTTGCGTATAGCCAACACGGCTTTGTCTACGTTCGTAGTGTGATACGTATCCCCACGCTCACGGGCCGCACTGATGCGGTGGTTAGAGATAGCGATCCTGTACTCCCGACCCTTGTAGTCGATGCTGACTTTGCCAAGCACCTCGTTGTCGTACTGGAGTTGGAACGCATGGCATACAAGCGTTTCCCCGTCTGCGCTACGAGAGATTTCATCCCTAGCCACGAACTTCCAACCCGGCTTGTTGAGGAACTTGCTCAGCACTGCGGTCAGGTGTGCCTGTGAGTACAGCTTGCGGTCAGGGTTTTTCTCCATAGTCTGAGTCAGACTCTTGCTCGGGAACACCCCTGGCTTGCCGAACAGGTTAAACCCCCCCTTGAACGTGCTGGGGTAGATGCGGATGTTTGAGACGTCACTCATTTGCTTTCTCCTGTTGTGTTGCTGATTACCAATCGAACTTGCCAAGGATGGCATCGACCTTGGACTTGATGCTGCTGCGCACCTCGGGGCTCTCGCGTACAGCTTCTATGTCTGCCCCTAACATTGTTAGTTCAAGCTGACGGCGGGCCTCCTCCAGCTTGGGGTCCTGTGTCACGTTGAGCTTGGTCAGCAATGCACACAGTTCTTGTGCATTGGTTATGAGGGTCTCGTGGTAGCGCTTCTTCTCCTCACCCTGGTCGGTGAGCTTCTCGGATGTGGATTGCAACAACTTGTGCAGTCGGTCCCACGGTTCACGCATGGCGTCGGCCAAGCGTTCGTTGAAGTCGCGCTCGTACTCAGCGGCGAGTGATGCCCGTTCCTCGTTGGGTATGTCAAGGCGGAAGTCACCTGAGTCAGGCAGCGGGGTGAACTTGAATCTGAACGCGAACCGACCACGCACTTCGTCGATGGCTGGGTAGTCGTCGGCCTTGTACATCGTGCCGAGTTGGGTGGGCGCATCCAGCAGCAGTTGCGGATACGCATTGAAGAAGTTGTCGCACAGTTGGTTGAACTCGGCCTGCTCTTTGTTGAGCCAAGTCTTGTACTCCATGAACAGAGCAGTGGTAAGCAGTCGGTCGCCCTTGTCTGCCCACGGCAGGGTCATGCGCAGGTGGTGTGCACGTACGTGCGCTGCTTTCTTCTCGATGTCCTTACGCACACTCGTGCCTGCGAACAAGTCCTTCATGAACTTACCTGCTCTAGCGTTGGCGTTAGCGTTGGTTGTGACGGAGTCGGTGATCTCCCGGTCGAGCTTGGTCGCAGGCCAGCAGGAGATGTTGAGGGAGACGAGGACGGCTGATGATGAGATGGACATTTGAGATCCTTTTTGGAAGTTAGGGTGTGTTGAGATACGGGTTCTTTACTATGCCTAACATAGTTAGGGTTGGCTCGGAGTTACTCAGGCTTACCTGCCAGCTTCGCCCCCTGATAGAAGGCGTCGGTGATCAGGCGGATGGTGCCAAAGTTCTCCTTGGTCTCTGAGTAGATGTGGTGGGTGTTGTCGGCACCCGAGCGGTACTTGTGCTCGTACTTCTCCGCCTTACCGAGCATCTCGGCCACGACCACTGCGTCCTTCAACGGCATAACGTAGCCGTCGTAGCCAATGTTGAGAATTGCCATAGTCATCTTGCTTCTCCTTGAATCGTTACTGAACATGAACAGTCTTGCCAATCGGAGCGACAACGGTATTGCCACCGACGATGCACCAGAGTACTGGGCAACGCCACGTACCACCCCAATCGTCGCCGACGTACCCATCGGTGAGGACAACAGCACACTCAGGATCGATCTTCTTGTCCCTGAGGTAGTCCGTGATACAGCTAGGTGAAGTGCCTCCGCCACCCTTTGGTTTTGTAGAGCTAACAATGTTAGGCGTAGCAGCCGAGTCGTAAGTCTCGTGACCAGCGACTCGGCTGTCCCAGTACAGGAGATCGACGAATTCGGGCCGCACTTGCTCACAGAGTGCTGCAACTTCAGAGAGAAACGCATCCAACTGCTCCCCACCAATAGAGCCAGAGGTATCGACGGCGATCAGCACCCTGCCCACCGTCTCGGACACCAGAGTCGGCATATAGATACCTTCACCGATGAAGCGACGGTTAGGCCGTCGCCATGTTGAGTTGTCCTTGCCAGCGCATACGGACTTGACGAACTCGCGCAACTGTTCACGCCAGTCCACCTTGGGCTTGAGCATGTCACCCAGCTCCCGCTCCAGATCACCCGCACCCTTGCCATGCTTGCGGTTGTTGATGATCCCTTGGCGGATGGCTTGGTCGATCTCGCGGTCGAACTCCTTCTTCTCCTCGTCGGTCATGCCGGGGTCACCGTCCCAATCGTGGTCGTCGAGTTCATTACCCTCACCGCCACCACCGCCCTCCTCTTGCTCCTTCTTGAGAATGTCGAAGACCTGCTTGGCGTTCATGCCCTTGAACCGCACATCGATCAGGCCCATCGGCTTGCCATCCTTCATGGGCATAGCCATGAATGACTCCATCGGATCGAGGTTCTTGAGCATAAGGTTCACCACGTAGTCGCACGCCATATTGGCAAGGCGGTGGTCCTCATCGTGCAGCTTCTTCCACGTGGTCAAGTGGCGGTACATCTTGTGCGATGCCTCGTGCATGATCACGAACGCAAGCTCTTTCTCCTTCAGCTTCTTGGTGAAGGCCCGCCCGTACCACTCGTCCCGCCCGTTGGTCCGAGCGGTCGGTGTCTTGTCGCAGATGAAAGTCTTGCCCACCATCAGGATGCCTGACAGCAGAGCCACTTGCGGGTTGCGCAGCAGCGTGATCTTCACCTTCTGGAGCTTGCGCTCTTCGGTCATCTTGGTTGCCTCTAACATTGTTAGCTCCTTAGTTGCTGGATGGGATGGATCTCGGATCGTGCTCGTTCATGCACTGCTTGAAGTTATCTAGCGTCTCCTCCACGGACATGAACTCGCACGGGTACAGCTCCCAGGACACGGTGTCGTTGGCTGCATCCATGAATGCTTTGGCGTTCTCCCATTTACGGAAGGCGTAGAACCATGTGGGCAGGGTTGCCCCTTCGTTGGTGCCTATGGTTACCCAGGCGGTGTGTCGTTGCTTCACTTACTTCTCTCCTTCACGGTCGTGGTATGCAGTCAGCGACGGGCGTGCCACATGCCTGCCCATAGCCTTGCTTGTCAGCAGTTGGTGTGCGTCGGTCATCCGCTTGAACAGATCAACGTAGCTCCCACGCACTGCCTCCAAGTGCTCAGGCTTTGTGTCCGGGTTGCGCATCAGCCTGAGGATGTTGCACTCGAAGTTGCGGAAGTTTGCGACTGACTCGGAATACCGAGCGTAGAGTTCATGGCGGGTCTTTGGACTCGCCACCACCACATCTGCATCTGCGTCAGTACTCATATTTAGACCCAGCGTGCTCATTCACTTCTCCTGTTGATTAAAGTACAAGGCAGTAACGGCACTGAAATGCGAACAACTCCTTCTCGTGGTGCACAGTCTGACCACCCTCTACCCATTCGTAGCGCACCCAATCACCATCAATATCAGTGATCTTCACTGTCCGGTCAGCGCCACTGGCAGGTGCCCAAGTCTGGCCGACTGCCAATTCGTTGTGTTTGAGGATTTGGCCGCATAAGAGCTTTCGGCCATTGACTACTTCAACTCGCATTCACTTCTCCTTCACAGAACATCTTGGTTGCCTCTAACATTGTTAGCTCCTTAGTTCTTCTGGAACGTCAATCTCGTCGCCCAGCTTGGACGACACGTAGCAGCGCATGGCTGCGATCAGGGGTGTGGGGCCTGTTGCATGGTGCTCCGACCCGTCGTACTGAAACAAGTTGTCGTGCACGCAGGCTTCCCAGTAGTCCCGGCGTGGCGTGGTGCACAGTCGCTCCCGCTCGATGATCGGCCCGCCTTGGGACCAGATGAACGATGGCCCGTAGGACTGGATACCGTCGAGCACCAGTGGGTGCGTTAGGTCGGTGTTGAGGGAGATGTGTTTGGGCAGCAGGTTATCGGCCACTGCAACCGCCCAATCGAGGGCGGCTCCGGTCAGTTCGTTTGTCTTTCTCTTCATTTCTGCCTCACAGAACATCTTGGTTGACGGCCAGCCACTTGGCGAACCGAGGGGATGCGAACGCGATGGACTGCTTGCCTGCCAGCTTGGCGATGTTGACTGCGAACACAGCCTGCCACTCCATCTCCATACGCTCTACGTATTCCATGAACTCCTCAAAGTTGGACTTCTCAGCAGCGGAGATGAGGCTGAACACAGTCACCGCACACGCACCGGGCATGGTGGGCAGGGGTGCAGTCTTCGGGTTGGCCTTGATGCTCTCCTTCGTCGGGAGCTGGTCGGCGTAGGCAATGAACGCCTGCATGTCACGTGCACCTGCTTCGCCAATGACACCGGTCAGGGCTGCGATGAGCGCGTCGGATGAGAACCCACTACGTGCCCTAACAATGTTAGACGCCAGCTCAAGCGTGCGCGGGCAGACATACGCATCCTGTTGTGTGCGTGGGTTGAAGATGTACGGGTTGTCACCCGCACCACCGTCGAGGTAAGAGGCCAGCACCTGCGGGTAACGCTTGACCCAAGCGATGATCTCCTCGGCAATCGTCCCCTTCTGCAACGCCCAGTCGATCCACTCGTCGGAGCCCGGCTTGCGCACAGTGACAGTAGTCAGGCGTGCTTTGGTATGTGCAGCGAGGTTGTCACCGACACCATCGGAAGACAAGTTGCCCGTACTAAAGATGACCGAGCCAGTCGGCACAGGGACGTCACCCAAGCGTGGGTTGACCACCTCCAGCAGGGGGTGCAGCATGTCCTTCACGGGCTTGCTGCCCTTGGAGAACTCGTCGAGCATGATGACCACAGGCTGGCCGGTGTGCAGTTGGAAGCGGGAATTTGGGTAGTACTTTGTGGTGCGTGAGTTGTGATCCACCACAGGCATGGCGATATCGCCAAGATCCATGTTCGGCACGTCGATGTATGCCACAGGCAGCCCGAGCTTCTTTCCGATGCGCTCAAGCATGCTGGACTTGCCGATACCCGGCTCGCCGCGCAGGTGGAACCGATTTGTGGGCACGCTAGTAATGAGTGCCTCAGCCTCCGCGATGGAGACGGTCTTGCCAAAGGTGATTTCGTTTTGGTTGCTCATGATCTGCTCTCTCTGATGTGCCTAACATTGTTAGGCGGGTTGGTTGCTGGATTCGCAAGCGTTTTTATTTAATTGTACTACAGATTGGTGTAAAAGTCAAGTGACTTTTGAGGGTGCATTTAAACCAGGGTCCAATCCACCCACTTGTTGTACTTGACCCCTGGTGCCTGCCCTGGCTTGACTGGCCGACGCTTGAACACTTCATTGCTGTGGTACTTGAAGATGATCTCGTCAGCAAACTTGCGCACTGCGTCTGGGTTAACGTAGTGGGTGTTGCTGTCATCCTTTGGGCCGGGGCGGAATGTGCCGAAGTACAGAGAGCCGCTTGACCAATACAACAGGTGCATGAATGCAGCGTAGAAGTTCTGAGCCTGAGTCTGTGGGTCCGAGTTGGGCTTGATGAGTTGCAGGAAATCCTCAACAGCCGCACGCCACTCGTCGTGTGTGTTGAACCACCTAGCTACTGGGGTGAGGTTGGTGTGTGGCTTGACGGCATCCAGTGCTGGCTTGTTTGTCATGTGGCCCATAGTGGGCACGTTGAAGCGCCAGTAGCTTGGTGATTCCTGCTTGTGTGGAAGTGCGCCCTTCAGTTCCCCGATGGTTGTCTTGATAGTTTGTGCAATGCCTGCGTTGCTGGTTGTCTGTTCCGTGCGCAGGCTGATTGCTGACTTGAGGTAGCGGTAGAACTCACCGTACCTAGCCCTAACATTGTTAGCAGCAGCACGGTCCATGACGATGGTTGTCTGAGGTTCGGGGTTGACAGGCGTCAAGTTGTAGTAGCGGTCGCCTAGGTTCAGATAAAAGGTCATCTCTTCGCCCTTGGCTAGCGAGTGCTTGAGTACTTGGGCGTCTTCAGTGTGGGCAGTGCGTGCGGTCAGGACGATCCGCCCCCCGGTTCTGGATGCTGAGCAGAACGGCAGGATGTTGTAGATGAACGCCGCCGTCGAACTCGATGGCTCGTAATGTGTACCCGTCGTTATCGTGACGGTGTTGTCTGGGTGGAAGGTGATCACTGGGGTCTTGTACAAAACGCACTCGACAGAAGGCGGGCTGTCGGGCTGCAAGGGGTTGGATCTAAGCCGGATGCTGAACCTGTCGGCATCCCTACGCCCTGCGGTGAACTGAGCAAGTGGTCGCAGTTCTGGTGCACGCCCACGGATGGGTGTGCTGGTGTTGTGGTGCTTGAGTGCCTCCACGTATGAGCGAAGGGTTGGCAGTCGGCGGAATGCAGTGGACATGGCTCAGTTCTCCTTTGATGTGCTTGCTTTGTTGTCCTCTAACAATGTTAGGGAGCGTGGTGGTTGGTAGGTGTTGCGCTTGCGCTTCGGACTGAGGGCTTCATCCATCAGCACGGCGGCACGGGCAAAGTACAGACTTGCCAATTCCTCATTGGCCCATTCCTTCCACTCGGGTAGGCTTGGCTTCTTTATCCGCATTTATTACTCCTCAAATAACACCCAAGAGCATGAGCAGGATGGCGATGATGGACACGAGGATGAGCAGGAAGTCCTGCGGGTGGGGTGGTGGTCGGTTCATGGTTATCTCCTCATGTGGGCAGCGTCAATGGCTGCTTGTTGGTTGAAGACGGGGACTGCGTTGCTTTTGTGCAGAGTGGTGATCCCGATGCAGTCGGTGCCGGTGTAGGTCTTGGTCGGTAGTTTGGCTGCGTGTGGTGCACCTGTTTGTGATGAGTTGAGGGATGGTGGGCGGGGCGTGCTGCGCACGTGTGGCTTGGGTGGGTCAGCGTAGACAGGCTTGAACCCTGGTATTTTGTACTTGCCAGCTAACATAGTTAGGTGCTCCTGGGTTGGTCAGTTGTCAGCAGTAATGTGGCTGTAGCCCCACTCGGTGAGTTCGTCACCCTCCCAAGTGCACGTGCAGATCCACTCGCCGACTTTGAAGCGCACGTGTTGGATGGGTTGGCCGGTGATGGGGTCGCTCCAGTTGTAGGTGGCACGGTCCTGCGCGTTGGTTGTGCAGTAGTCAGCGAAGCGTTGACCGTTGGAGTCGAGCGTTTTGAGCAGGCTGATGGTCGGGTGGTTGCCGATGCGGGCTAACCATTCACTTCGTGTATGCATTGTTAGGGCTCCTGTGGGTTGTGTGAGGGCTAACATTGTTAGGTCCCTGTGGTTGAGTCATAGCCGACAGTTTTATTTAATTGTACCACAGTATTGTGTAAAAGTCAAGCAACTTTGCAGGGCGGGTACGAAATGGGGTGGGAAGCAGGCTGAGAGTACAAATAGGGTAATGTTACGTGGAAACGTAACACGTAACAATAGGCGTTATGAAGCTAAGTTGTTGATGTGAAAGGAAAAAAAGGATAATGTTATATTGTTATGAAAAAAGAGAGAAATTGAATTCCCCTAGGAGTTTTTTTCTCTGGTGCTGGTGGGGTTGCTGTGCTGCGTAAAACCCGCCAACCTATTTCAATTTCCCAAAATCGCATAACATATAACATTAGCCGTTTTTCCCTTTAAAATCAACAACTTACAATGTTACGTTGCCAAATTGACAACGTAACACGCGCATAACACGTAACATTGTTAGGGCAAAAACTAGGGTAAACCCTAGTACAAAGCCACATCATTTCTATGTAAACTTAGACCTTCATCAACTCTTTTAGGTAAATTCAAAGTGAGTAATCTTAAGAAAACCGCAAATGTTACAGTCACTTTACGTATCCCAGTCGACGTTTATAGCCACATCGAAGCGGTGGTAAATGAGTACGATGTGTCTATTTCCACCGCATTTCGCATATACTTGAAACGCTTACAAACGCAGCAAATTACACCAACTGTCAACAAAACGAACGTCGACGTTTTTCCACAAACGCAACAACCCACAACAAAACGAACGCTGCGTGAAGACATAGAATCGTGGCCTGATTGACGACAATCTAACAAAGTTAGCCCCTAGCGCCGCCCCGAGAACGGGCATCAAAGGTTTAGCTTCCAAGCCATAGGTAAAGCCGCTGCTTTGCTAGACGCAAAAAAGCCCGCACTCGGCGGGCTTCATTCGTTCGGGGTTGGTCAGGCTTTGGTGTCCAGCGCACGCAGTGCTTCACGCAGTGCGAATACGTAGTGATCCACAATCGCTCTGGTTTCCGAATCGAAGTTATCTGTGATGCGGGTGTCGATCTTGCTCAACCAGTCTAGGCTTGCTTCGACGGGTGTCGGGCGCTTTACTTCCATGATGTGCTCCCCCTAACATTGTTAGGGGAGGGCCGAAGCCCTCCCGAGTTGCTTACTTGTACAGCGAGGAAAGATCCACGCCCATTTCGGCGAGCGCCGATGCCACGAACGCAAGGGCTCGCGTTTCCCTATCACCCTTAACCTCGGCCTTCGCCCCGGCTTTGTGGAGCTTGGTCAGCTCCTCGATCAGGCGCAGGGTCAGGCTGCGGGTGTGATTCGCTCCGCCCTCCTCAGGGTCCGCGTCGAGGGCCTTAGCCTCTTTGACCACACGAGCCCACGCAACAGACGGGTTGGTGTGTCCGCCAGCCTTGAGCATTGCATACAGTGCTTTCTTTTCCGCAGCCACGCCAGCCTTGGCCGCATCATCGGCATCGGATTCGTACCAGCCCACGCCGAAGTTGTCGGTCAACTCTTGCGCATACACTTTGGTTGCGCCGTACCCACGGACTGTAGTGTCCGCGTAGTTCTCACGCGCTTGGATCAGGGACTCGCTAACATTGTTAGCCGGTGTCGTCACGTTGGTCATTTCTTACACTCCACACCCGGAAAGCGCCGGGGATCGCATCGGATCGGTTCTGATCTGATGTGTCCATTATACCATTGTGTGGTACAGAATGCAAGTATGGGCGTGAACAATAATTACTGGTACGCTGGCAGGGGTAACAATGTTAGTTCAAAGCAAAACCCCACCCAGAGGGGGGAGGGGCAAATGCTCAGAAGGGGACCCAGGATTCACCTACACACTAATCTGCACCCCCGGTACTCATTTTTAGAGTCCCTAACAAAGTGGGGTACATTTTAGTTTTACATAGGTGGGAGTACATTTTATTTTGGTTAGCTTGACCCCCACCCCCTCTAATACAGAAACACCCCCCGTCAAGGGACCCACACCCCCCTTTACAAACCGACTACGTGTGCTACATTTCGCTCAATCGCCCTTTGGGCTGCGCACAATATGGTTGAAGTAGAACCTACCAAGGACTATCCGCTTCCGTTTGATAATTCAGACGAGGAGCCTGCTACCCACAAAGACAAGCTCGCGGTTGCCGCTAACACGGCCAGCCTGCTGGAGCAGTTGGGTGGGACCA